GAAAGAGTGCAGACAAGTCCATCGGGTGACGGTTTGTGTAAAGGTGTTTCTGCTTATGTAGATTTCAATAACAAGATCAATGAAGAAATAGATAATTTTATTGATGCCAAAAATAAAATTATTCAGGAAATCAGAGATTTACATGATGCAGATTACATTCAGGTGTTATTCAAAAAGTATGTGCAGTTCAAAACACTGACAATCGCAGCTAGAGAAATGAAACGATCATATAATTATGTATTGAATGTACATAAAAAAGCACTTGCAGCATTTGAAGAAGCCCATGAAAACCTATATTACTATTATTAAAACCTATATTTGTGCATATTTTTGTATAATAAAGTGTAAAAATGTATATCAAAGTGGGTTGTTTGTATATCCACATTCTGATATAGTGTATCTTAGAAAAATTTTCAAAGCATCTTTGTAAGAAATTACAGAGGTGCTTTTTATATTGCTTATTGTCTTATATGCTGCAAGGGTGCTAAAACCTCCTACCTTGCAGCACTTTTTGTTATAAAAATGATAGAAAGGCGGTGTTGTTATGGCAAAAAAAGGCAAATTAACTGAAAAGCAGCAACGTTTTGTTGATGAATACCTGATTGACCTGAATGCAACACAGGCAGCTATTAGGGCAGGTTATTCAGTAAAAACAGCGGATGCAATCGGATGTGAAAACTTGACAAAACCTAATATTCAACAGGCTATTGCTGAACACATGGCAGAACGGTCACGAAGAACCGGAGTGAATCAGGATAGGGTTGTATTAGAGCTTGCCAAGATTGCATTTGTCAGAATGACAGACGTTGTTGACAGTAACGGAAGAATCAAACAGGATGCATCTGCTGATGATCTTTCCTGTATTGAATCAATCAAATATAAGGAATCTGATAATGAGTTTGGTGGAAGTGTTGAGAGAGAAGTCAAGATTGCTTCCAAGATGAAAGCCCTTGAACTGCTTGGTAAACATTTAGGTATGTGGAATGATAAGTTAGATGTGAATGTGACAGCCCCTATTGTTATTTCAGGAGCAGACGCACTTGAGGACTAAATACAGGCAGCCATCAAGTCAATATGTATTTGGTTATCAGAAGTTCATTCTGATGCCGGAAGATTACAAGACTACAAAGTCCGGTAAGGTTAATGTGAAATTACCGGAAGTAGTCGGTAAGGGTTACGGTACATTTTGGCGGTGGAAAGGTAGATACCGGGCAGTCAAAGGTTCACGTGCATCTAAGAAGTCAAAGACTACAGCATTATGGTACATCACCAATATGATGAAGTACCCTGATGCGAATACCTTAGTTGTCAGAAAAACTTACAGAACACTAAAGGATTCCTGTTTTACCGAATTGAAATGGGCTATACATCGACTTGGTGTTGATGCTTTTTGGGATATAAAAGAATCACCACTTGAAATGACGTATAAGCCAACAGGTCAAAAGATTTATTTCAGGGGACTGGATGACCCACTGAAAGTAACATCAATCACTGTTGATCAGGGTGTATTGTGTTGGATGTGGATTGAAGAAGCATATGAAATTAGTTCAGAGGATGATTTCAATATGCTTGATGAATCTATTCGTGGTGCAATCCCGGAAGGTTCAGACCTGTTCAAGCAGATCACCGTCACTTTCAACCCTTGGAATGAACACCATTGGTTGAAGAAACGGTTTTTTGATAACCCTGACGATGAAACACTTGCACTTACCACCAATTACACCTGCAACGAATGGTTAGATAAAGCCGATCTTAAGGTTTTTGAAACCATGAAGAAACAGAACCCACGCAGATATGCAGTTGCCGGACTTGGTAACTGGGGCATCGTTGACGGTCTTGTGTATGAGAATTGGCATGAAGAAGCCTTTACACTGGAACAGATCAGACAGCAATACAAGATTGATTCAGCATTTGGTTTAGACTTTGGTTATACGAATGACCCATCTGCATTGTTTTGTGGATTCATTGACACGAAGAACAAAAAAATATTCGTGTGGGATGAAATGTATAGTGCAGGTCTTTCCAATGAGCGAATATATCAGAACATCACTGATATGGGCTATGCAAAGGAAAGAATCACAGCAGATTCAGCAGAACCAAAGTCTATTGATCAGTTAAAGGGTTATGGTCTTAGAGTCAAAGGTGCTGAAAAAGGCAAGGACAGTATCAACAGCGGTATTCAGTTCATTCAGGATTTTGAAATTATTATACATCCAAGGTGTGTGAACTTCCTGACAGAGATTAGCAACTACACTTGGGACAAGGATAAGTTCGGTAATAAACTGAACCGCCCTATTGATGACTTCAATCATCTTATGGACGCAATGCGGTATGCATTGGAAAAATATATCAAGAAAGGCAGCGGTTGGTTATACAAATAGCTGTATGGTTAAAATCATGAAAATAAAGATTCACAATGATGTATGGAAGGTCAAACTGGTGGATGCAAATGCAAAAAAAATGAACCCTGACCCAAACAGCTATAACTTTGGGCTGACCGAATATAAGGAACTTCTGATCAGCATTATGGACGGACGTTCTGAATCAGTGACACGTTCAACGCTGATTCATGAATTGGTTCATGCTTTTCTATTTTCATACGGTCATACGGTTGAGGGTGAAGAAGCAATGTGTGACTTTTTTGGTGTTCATGGGGATGAAATCATTGACCTTACAAATCAGATTATAGAAAGGTGGGGTGACAGGTGCTTACAGTCGAAGAAATAAAAATGTTCATTGATGAAGATGCTGCATCAGTGAAAAAGCATTTTGCAAGAGTAGGTGAACGCTATTTTGACGGTGATCACGACATTAAAAATTACAGAATGTTTTACTTCAATTCTGATGGTCAGCTTGTGGAAGATACAAGCCGGGCAAATGTGAGAATACCACACCCATTCTTTAAGGAACTGACAGAACAGGGTACACAGTATACCCTTTCAGGTTCAGATGGTTTTGTATTCAGTGATGTGCCTGAACTACAGAGTGAACTTGATGCAAGATTCAATAATAACGATGATTTTATTGATGAACTGTCAGAAACACTTACAGACTGTCAGACAAAAGGTTTTGCTTATATGTACGCTATGAAAGACAGCACTGACAAGCTGAAATTCACGTGTGCTGACAGTATTGGTGTTGTAGAAGTAGAAGCACGATTTGCAGAGGACGGAAAAGACCATGTAATTTATTGGTACGTTGACCGGGTTGACAAGGAAGGTCACAGAATCAAGAAAATCATGGATTGGGATGATGAACAGGTTGTTTATTATGTTCAGACAGATGAAGGGGAAATACAGCTTGACGATAAAGCCAAGGTGAATCCAAGACCACATATACTGTATCAGGTTGATGGTGATGATAATACTTATATTGATTCACTTGGTTTCTTGCCATTCTTCCGGTTGGATAATAACAAGAAACAGTTCAGCAACCTGAAAGCAGTAAAAGACCTGATTGATGATTATGACCTTATGGCATCCAGTCTTTCCAACAACCTGATTGACTTTGATCATCCATTATATGCGGTCAAAGGGTTTGAAGGTGATAACCTTGATGAATTGCAGCAGAATCTTAAGACAAAAAAGATTGTCGGTGTCGGTTCAGATGGTGGTATTGAAGTACATACAGTAGATGTACCGTATGAAGCCCGGAAGGTTAAGTTGGAACTGGATGAAAAGAACATATACCGTTTTGGTATGGGTCTGAACTTGTCAGGTCTGAAAGATACATCAGCAACAACCAATATTGCAATCAAGGCAGCCTATTCACTGCTTGATCTTAGATGTAAACACCTTGAAAGGAATATCAAGCGGTTCTTGCGTAAGATCGTGGCGGTGTGCATTGATGAAATCAATCAGCAGAACGGTACAGATTATCAGATCACAGATGTTTATTTTGAGTTTACCCACGAAGTAATGAGTAATGAACAGGAAAATGAACAGAATGAACTTACAGAAGCACAGAAACAACAGGTACAAATCAACACCCTGTTATCACTGGCACAGATTTTTGGTGATGATCTGACGATTCAGTATATTTGTGATGTTCTTGATATTGATTATGAGGATGTGAAGGACAAGTTGCCGGATAATGAAGCTGATAAGGTGCAGCAGGTGCAAGATGATCTTGATTCTATTATACCGGATGATGAAGGTGGTGGAATAGGTGAACAAAGCACAGAAGGAAGTGCAGCAAGCACAGCTTGATGAAGAAAAGAAAGTTATCAGACTGTTAGAAGTTGTATATGAGAGGGCAAAAAAGGACTGTGAACAGAAAATCATGGAACTGTCTGCAAGGACAGACCTTGAAAATCTGCAAAGTATAGTATACCAAAAGGAATATCAGCAAATGATGGTTGATCAGCTTGAAGCAATGCTTTATGACCTACATGAAGGTCAATTTACAACCATTGCTGATTACTTGGAACAGTCATATATCAACGGTTACGTTGGTATGTTCTATGATTTGCAAAGTACAGGTATACCGCTTGTAATACCAATTCAGCAAGATCAGGTTGTCAAAGCATTGAAAACCAACAGTAAACTGTCAAGCGGTCTGTACACCAAACTTGGTGAAGATGTTGGTTACCTTAAGCGGTCAATTCGTGCTGAACTTTCAAGAGGGATTGCAAGCGGTTCAACATGGAATGAAATGGCATTAAGAATTGCCAAGGGTATGAACAGCCCTTTTCGTAAAGCATATAACAATGCAATACGGATTGCCCGGACGGAAGGACATAGAATACAGAATGAAGCAGCCCTTGACGGTCAGCATGGGGCAAAGAAAAAAGGTGCTGATATAGTCAAACAGTGGGATTCCACACTTGACGGACGGACAAGGGACGAACACCGGGAATGTGACGGACAGATCAGGGAGATTGATGAACCGTTTGATGTTGGCGGTGAGAAAATGCAAGCACCCGGTGTTGGCGGTTCTGCAAGGAACGTTTGTAACTGTCGGTGCTGTCTGCTGCAACGTGCAAAATGGGCTTTAGACGATGATGAACTAAAGACATTACAGGAACGTGCAACATTCTTTGGATTGGATAAAACAAAAGATTTTGAGGACTTCAAACAGAAATATTTGAAACTTCCTGACAATGCTGATACAATGAAAGTAGAAACACTATCTAAACCGAAAGGTTCAGATGATTCAACATATGATGCATTTTTCAAAACATTGAATGACAGATTGAAAGTACCATACAATGCTGTTGAAAATCAAAAAATAAAAATGACATCTGATGAAATCATAAAGACTTTATCAGGTGGTGACCTTACTGGTGGTTCATGTGCATCTTTGGGACTTGCGTATATAGGACAGAAACAGGGATGGAACGTTTTAGATTTTCGTGGTGGAGAAAGTCAGAACTTCTTTTCAAACACCTATAACCTGAAATCATTATTTGAAACTAAGGGTATTAAAAAAATAACTGCCAAAGGTGCGTGTACAGCAACTGTTGGGAAAAATCTGTTGAAGCAATGTGAAGTCGGAAAAGAATATTATCTTTATGTTGGAAGGCATGCAGCAATAGTTAGGAAAACAGCTGATGAAGTGTTGCAATATTTAGAACTTCAATCACCTACACAGAGTGGGTGGCATGATTTTAACGGTAATGTTCGTTATACACTGGTAAACCGTTTTGGTTGTTCAAGTAAATCAAACAAGTGGTCACAAGAGATTCATGGAATGATAGATATTGCTGATTCAGATTTCAATACTGATGACTTCAAACGGTTGTTAGGGTATATAAATACTGCTGATTCAGAGCAGAAGAAAGGACAATATGGCACAACCAAGTAAATTTTTTAAAAATAATCCTGACGATAAAATATGGTGGGTAGATGATCATGAAAAAGTTGGTGAGTGGTTATTTAGTTTTGACAAAAAACATATTTTCAATATGTTCAGAGATTACCCACATGAACTGACTGACGAACAGAAAAAAATATTCGATGAAGAAAATCCATACTGGGCTGATTTCTTCAAAGACAGAGATTAAAAAGCAAAGGTATACAATTCTGCACCTTTGCTTTTTTATTACCTATATGACCGTTATATAAGGTCAGAAAGGGGGATAAAAGGAACATGAAAGCGTTGCACATTCACTTGGTACTGTAGAAAGGTATGGTGATCCTGATTATCTCCCAACTATGGGTTAAATAGTATTTTAAGGCATCCGCAAGGGTGTCTTTTCTTTTGTCCGAAAAAGGCTTATGACGTTTAAACTGCTGCTGAAATGACCCCTGCAACATGGGATATAAACTGTTGACCGTTCCCGGTGACACCGGATATAAAAACATGACGGAGAAAGGAAGAAGAACATGGAATTTTTAAAAGCATTTTTTGGTGATAAGGCTATCACCTATGATGAACTGGTACAGGCAATCAATGCCTATAACGGTGATGAAAAGAACAAAGAGAAGCTGATCAAGATGGTCAACCTTACTGATGGTGGTTATGTGTCTAAGGACAAATACACCAACCTTGAAACTGACCTTTCCGGTAAGACTACAGAACTGACCAAGGCAAACAACCTGATTGAAGAACTGAAAAAGTCAGCCGGGGAAGACGAAGAAACACAGCAGAAAATCACTGCATATGAAACAGAGATTGCAGACCTTAAGAAAGAGAATGCAGAACTGAAAACAGAAAATGCATTGAAATTTGCGTTGGTTGCAGCAGGTGCGGTTGATGTTGATTATCTTGTATTCAAGGCAAAGGAAAAAGGTGAAATCAAACTTGGTGATGATGGAAAAATCAAGGGTGAAGATGATCTGATTTCAGGTCTTAAAACACAGCATCCTACCATGTTTGAAGCATCCAATGGCAATCAGCAGCAGAGTGGTAACAGAAAAATTCTTGAAAACAACCTGCCGGGTGGGGATAAAGACAAGACAGTTACCAAAGAACAGTTCCTTAAGATGGGTTACAACGAAAGAATGAAACTCAAAGAGGAAAACCCGGAGTTATTCAAACAGTTAAATGTACACTAAGAAAGGCTAAAATGGTGAATTAAATGGCAAGAACAGGAAATTTTGGCGGTTTTGCTTTTGATGAAGAAGTATTTACCGGGATGATGCAGGAAGCCGACTATTGGACTACACCAATCATTGCTTCCGGTATCGTGCAGCAGGACAGTTCTATTATGGACTTAATCGGTGAGCATGGAAACGTGGCAACAATTCCAATTTATAAACCGATTGACGCAAATGAAAGCGGTATGGAAGCACTGAACAACGATGGTGAAACAAACAACACACCTGTTGAAATCAGCGGTGACAAACAGACTTGTATGCTTATTCAGAGAATGAAAGCATTCAAGGCTAAAGACTTCACAAAGGAATTAACTGGTGCTGACCCTATGACACTGATCAGAAATAAGATTGCAGGTTATTATGGTCAGGTTTGGGAAAAAGAACTGATGAACATTGCACAGGCAGTGTTAGCAGTTGCAGCACTTAGTGATCATGTACTTGATCTTACTAAAGGTACTAAGACAAACATTGAAGCAGGTACAATTTACGATGCAGAACAGGCAGCACTTGGTGATATGGCAGGTGGTCTTGGTCTGATGGTTATGCATTCCATGATCTTCAAAGAGTACAAGAAAATGGAAATGGTTGACTATGATAAGTATGTTGTCAACGGTGTAATTCAGAAAGAAATTACATTGCCGACTATCGCAGGTAAACACGTACTTGTAACTGATAGATTTACAGCTACAGGGGCAGGTACAGATGCGGTTTACAGCACATATCTGTTTGGTGAAGGTGCATTTTTATCTTGCGATAAGAACAACTATGAGAATCAGTATACAACCAACTATGACCCGGAAGCATCCGCAGGTATTGACAAGTTCTATACAAAGCAGGGTAAGGTGCTGCATCCGAATGGTCTTTCTTTAGCAGTTGATCAGATTGCAAAAGAATCACCGACTTATGCAGAACTTGGTAAGTCTGCAAACTACAGCCTTAAGTTCAATACAAAGAACGTTAAGATGGGTCTTATCAAGTCCAAGGTTGGTACAGCAGTTGTCTAAGAAAGGGTGATCTGATGATATTAGCAGTTGATGATGTAATGAAATTACCTGAATTTGCTGTGCAAAATGAAAAGGTGATTGAAGAAAAACTGAACGCTGCTGAACTTATGATCAGAGCATACACTAATAACAATTTTCAGAATCGGTTTGTTCGTTTTACCGCTGATAGTTTGGGTAATCGTTTGCTTAGAACATCAGATTTCTTAAAAGTGGGTGATACAGTTCAGATTTCACAGTCAATGGTGAATGATGGACTGTATACCATTACTGAAATTGGTGATGATTTCATCAGAGTTAATCAGGAGTTGTATAAAAGTACAAACCTGATCACTAAGGTTGAATATCCGGCTGATATTCGTGCAGGTGTGCTTGAACTGCTTAAGTGGGATATTAAGAACAGACCGAAAACCGGGGTCAAGTCTGAAACGCTGTCAAGATACAGTGCAACTTACTTTGATCAGGATGCTAACAATCAGGTTATGGGCTATCCTGTTGCCCTACTTGGATTCTTAAAGCCTTATATAAAGGCTAGATTCTGATTATATGAGCGTTGGCGGTAACATTCAAGCATTGTTACAGGTAAAAAAGAACGGTGCTAAAAATGCCATAGGTGAGCGTGTAAACACATGGGTTGATTGTACATCAATCTTAGGTTGGTTGGACTTATCAACAGGTGATTCAAAGCACACAACTTTTTATGCCAAGGTTCAGGAAAGTACACACATTTTCTTGTGTGACTTTACCAACCTTAAGAATTTGTCAACTGATTGGGTTTGGAATCCATTCAGTTTTCTGACAGGTGTGATCAGTAAGACGGATGAACAGGAAACCGTTAATGTGACAAGTGACAATGCAAGAATGGTTGTAAATGGTGAAGTGTATGAAATCCTTCTGATTGATGACCCTATGAATATGCATGATCATTTAGAAATCTATTTAAGATTTATAGGGGGTCAGTAGTATGTCAGTTGAGTTTACAGATAACACAGCAAAAATTAAAGCTGCATTATCGGAAGGGGTTATTGGATTCCTTCACGAAGCAGGTGGTGAAATACAGGCACAGACCCAAAGAAACAGCCGGGTTGATACCGGACAAACAAAGGGGTCTTACAAATATATGGTTGATGAAGGAAAAGATGAATCAACTGTTGCTGTAGGTTCAGACCTTGAAAATGCGATTTGGGAAGAATTTGGTACTGGTGAATATGCACTGCATGGTGATGGAAGAAAAGGCGGTTGGGTTTATAAGAGTAAGAAAGACGGTAAATTTTACCATACTTACGGAAAAACACCACGACAACCACTCACGAAAGCATTTCAGAGTGTAGCCCCAAAGATAAAGAAACAGCTTGTAAATGTCATTAAACAGAATTTAGGGGGTTAATTATGGTTGATATGCTTGGTTTTATTTCTGATCAGCTTGATCAACTTGGTATTCCCTATGAATTTGGTGAATGGACAGGTGAAATTAGCTATCCTTACTTTGTCGGTTCGTTCAATGAAACTGAACACAGATTAGAGGACGGATATACAGGCGGTGTGTTTACACTTGACGGTTGGTCAAGGGGGTCAAAATTACCGCTTGCAGAAATAAATGACAAATTAAAAAAAGTATTTGAAGATTTAAGGGCAGTTCAGGAAGGAACTGCTTTTTTTATTACCTATTGGAACGGTTTAATGATTCCAACAGGTGAAGAAGACCTTTTTAGAATTACGATAACACTTAACACAAATGAGTGGAAAGGAGCATAAAAGAATGGGCTTAAAAAAGCACGGTATTACATCTGAAACTATCAAGAATATGATCTTGGGTGCAGGTGTCATTTACAAAAATCTTAAGTATGAGAAACCAAGCAACGGTTGGATTGGTACACCACTTGGTGCAACTTCCGGGGGTCTTAAGTTCAACTATGAGGCACAGTGGCTTGATGTTGAGGTGGACGGTGCAACGGTGCTGATCAAAGGTGTCAGTAAACAGAAGGTTGGTGAATCTGCCACACTTGAAGGTCAGATGACAGAACTTACAGAAGATATTCTTGTGAGTGCATTACACCTTGTAAAATCCACTTCCGAAGATACAACCTATGTCAAATATGTATCTAAGGAAAACATCACAGAAGCAGATTATCTTGAAAATGTTGCATATGTTGGAACACTTTCAAGCGGTAAAAATGTAATTATTATTTTACCGAACGCACTCTGCACAGAAGCGTTTGAACTGGAAACAAAGAACGCTGAACAGACAACATTTGCTGTCAAGTTTGAGTGTACAGCTGATCTTGAAAACGACAGCTTAAACAAGTTGGATATTGCTATTTACTATCCAAACGCTGTTGTGTAGGGGGTGTGAATTATGCGAGTTGTAGTAGTAAGAGAATATACAGACAAGTACACAGGTGAAGGTCATGTGATCGGTGAAAAACTGGATATGACAGAAGAGAGATTTGCAGAAATTCAGGACAAAGGAATGTTTGTGGTTGATATTTCTGATGAAGTAGTGCAGCAGGAAACACCTGCTGTATCTGCTGAACAGGTAGAAGATCAGGAACAGGAAACAGCAAGTGAACAGACTGAACCTGTTGAACATGAAGAAACATCTGCACCAAAACAGGATAAACCTGCAAAAGGTGGTAGAAGAAACAGATCGAAAAAAGAAAGTGAGGATAAATAATCATGGCAGATTTCAGATTTAAGGATTTAACAGTTGATAACGCATTTGACTTTTGTGAGGTTCTTGCAGTTATCGGAGTAGAACAGGTCATTGGTGCATTTGACAAAGACGAGATTCAGCAGTTACAGGAATCCGGTACAGATATGAAAGAAGTTGGTATTGTCATTGCTATGAAGGTGTGTGGCATTCTGATCAAGAACATTTCAAAGGCAAGAAATGAAATCTGTAAGTTTTTTGCTAACTGTATGGAGTGGGACAACGGTACAGCGGTTACTGCTGATGATGTGAAGAAATTCAAGCTGAAACAGTTTGTTGTCATGGTGAAAGATTTTGCTAAGAAAGATGATCTTATGGATTTTTTCGAGGGTGTTGCCGAATTAGTGGGTACGGAACAGAACGATTCGATGAATGCTGCAACCGTAGATATGGTAACCCCTACAGCTATTTAGATAAAGCAATCAGCCGGGGGAAATTAGACGCTACTGTTAGAACAGTCCTGAAACAGGACAATGAAGATAAACAGTGGGACTTATACTGTGCAATCACAGCAAACCCACTTGCTGATGATGTTGGAAATTTTGAAGAATTTAAACAGCGGTTTATGAGTACAGCACCGAAAGTTGAAAAGACTGAACAAACTGAACCGACAATGAACAATGCACAGATTAAGTTACAGGTGGAAAAGGCAAATAAAATTCTGAATGGATTCGTGCCACCGTTGAAAGGGGGTGGCTAATCGTTGGATATTTTTTCGTTGGTCGGAAAAATAACGATCAATTACGCTGATGCGGTGAACAACATTGAAAAGGTTTCAAAGTCTGCAAAGGACACAGCTGAAACACTGGAAGATGTTGATAAAAAGGCAGATGGTGCAGGTGATTCAGTAGAAGATGCCGGACAAGCTGCCAAGAATGCAGACAGTGGATTTACGACATGGAAAGCCACGCTTGCGAATTTAGCATCTACAGCAATCACAAAAGTAATTTCAGGATGTACACAGTTAGCTGAAAAAATGGCAGATGTGACAAAATCAGCGGTTGGTCACTATGCTGAATATGAACAGTTGGTTGGTGGTGTTGAAACACTATTCAAAGACAGTTCCGGTAAACTGATTGACTATGCTGAAAAGGCATATAAGACAGCCGGGATGAGTTCAAATCAGTACATGAATACAGCAACGTCATTTGCTGCTTCACTGATTCAGGGTCTTGGCGGTGATACTGCAAAAGCGGTTGAACTGACCAACCTTGCTATCACAGATATGTCAGATAACGCTAACAAGATGGGTACTGACATAGGTTCTATACAGGACGCTTATCAGGGTTTTGCAAAGCAAAATTACACGATGTTGGATAACCTGAAACTTGGTTATGGTGGTACACAGTCTGAAATGATCAGATTGATAAATGATTCAGGTGTACTTGGTGAAAAGATTGAAAGTTTGGATAACGTAACGTTTGACCAAATGATTGAAGCTATTCACAAGATTCAGGATAACTTAGGTATAACCGGAACAACAGCACTTGAAGCAGGTACTACAATATCAGGTTCATGGAGTTCAGTACAGGCATTGTTTGAAAATATCCTTACAAAAGTAGGTTCAAAACTTGCACCTACTGTTATGGGATTTTTACAGCAGTTGTCAGACTGGATGGAAACAATAGACTGGGATGCGTTTGCAACGTCTGTCGGTGATGCCCTACAAAGGGTATTTGACTGGATTCAAAAAATTGATTTTACAACATTCTTTGAAAAAGGAATGGACGGTGTTGAAAACTTCCTTGAAAAACTAGGTGGTCTTATTGAAGATGTGCCTAAGATTATTCAAACGTTCAAGGATTGGTCACCACTGATTGCGGGTGTGGCAGCAGCCTTTGTTACATTGAAGGTTGCAATGGCAATATCATCATTGATTGATGCAATTTCAAAATCTTGGAATGCATACAAGAAATCAGAAGAAGGGGCTACTATTGCACAGTGGCTTTTTAATGCAGCAATGGATGCAAACCCTGCTGTATTTATTATATCAATTATAGCCGGGCTTGTGGTTGCACTGATCACATTATGGAATACCAATGATGGGTTCAGAGAAGCAGTCACAAATGCTTGGGAAAAAATAAAGGAAGTCTTTGGTACGGTTATTGACGCTATCAAAGGCTTTTTTAGTGGATTGGTGGAGAAAGTACAGACTGCATGGGAATCTGTAAAAGAAGCAGTAAGTACCGCCATTGAAGCAATCAAAGGATTCTTCACAGGTTTAGTTGATTCAATCAAACAGGCTTGGGAGAACATCAAAACGGCAATATCTGAAAAAATAGATGCCATAAAAGAAACAGTAACCAATGTGTTTACTGCAATAGCTGATACTGTAAGTGCAGTGTGGGAAACAATCAAGAATGCGGTACAGGTTGCCATCATGTTTATTGGTGAAATCATCAGTGCTGCATTTCAGATCATCACAATGCCTTGGATGTTTATATGGGAAAACTGCAAGGAATATATCATTGCAGCTTGGGAGTTTATCAAGAACGCTGTATCAACAGCCCTTGATGCAATCTCAACCACCATCAGCAATATTTGGAACGCCATTGTTGGATTCCTGACCCCTATATTGGACGGTATTAAAAATACCTTTACAACAATATGGGAAGCAATAAAAACAGCGGTATCAACCGCAATCAACAACATTCAGACGGTTATTACAACCGTATGGAATGCCATTGTTTCATTCCTTAAGCCAATACTGGAAGGTGTCAAGAATACATTTACAACTGTATGGAATGCGATAAAATCAACCATTTCTACAGTGCTGAATGCAATTCAGACTACGATTACAAATATTTGGAATGCAATCAAAACGACTGTGACCAATGTGATCAATTCGATTAAGTCAGTAATCAGCAGTGTGTTCAATGCAATTAAGTCTACTATTTCAAGTATACTGAACAGCATTAAATCAACCTTTACAAGTGTTTGGAACAGTATCAAGTCAACGGTATCTAATGTGATCAACGGTGTGAAGTCCACTATTTCAAGTGGTCTGAATGCTGCAAAATCCACAGTATCAAATGTACTTGGTGCAATTAAGGAAAAGTTCAGCAGCATCTTTGAAGGTGCAAAGAACATTGTAAGTAACGCTATAAACAGAATTAAAAGTTTCTTCAATTTTTCGTGGTCATTGCCACATTTGAAATTACCACATATTTCAATCAGTGGTTCTTTCAGCTTGACACCGCCAAGTGTACCGCATTTTGGCATTGACTGGTATAAGAAAGCAATGGATGATGGTATGATCATGAATCAGCCGACTATTTTCGGTTACAACGCTAAGTCAAATCAGTTCTTGGCAGGTGGTGAAGCCGGAAGTGAAACGGTTGTCGGAACACAAAGCCTTATGGATATGATCAGAATAGCGGTTAATGAGGAAAACGCTTCATTACTGGAAAAACTTGACCGGATTCTTACAATCCTTGAAAGTTATATGCCTTTCATTCCACAGCTTGCGAACCTGAAACTGGTAACAGATACAGGAGTGCTTGCAGGTGAACTTGCCCCTGCAATGAATGAAGAACTGGTTAGAATTTTTGATAAGGAAGGACGGTAAAAGCCCATGATTCAAGGTGTGACTTTTGGAATTAAACACAGTTATGAAGATTTTGGGCTTATCCTTTCTTCAAAAGAAATTGGATTGCCTACACCTAAAACAGAATCAGTCAGTGTGATCGGTCGCAATGGTGACCTTGACCTGACCGATGCATTAGGTGATGATGTGAAGTTTGAAAACAGAAAGTTATCATTTACTTTTTCCCTGTTAAATGGTGCAAGAGATTGGACTGCAACACTTTCCAATCTTTCCAACTATCTGCATGGTAAGAAGATGCGTATAGTTATGGACGCTGATAAAACTTTTTATTACTGGGGACGGTGTACAATCAATAAATTCAAAACAGATCGTACACTTGCCATTATCACAGTTGATTGTAATGTTGAACCGTATAAGATTGAAACAAATTCAGCAAGTGAACCGTGGTTGTGGGACGTTTTCAGTTTTGTAAATGGTATCATCCATGTGAATGAAGTGAAAGTAAGCGGAAGTAAAAAAGTAAATCTGATCAATCGTGTCAAGATTGTATCACCAACATTTACCTGTTCAACAGCTATGAAGGTGACACACGAAGGTAACACTTATAGTTTACCTGTTGGGGAAACAACAGTTTATGACATTCGTTTACAGGAAGGTGATAACTATGTGACATTTACCGGAAACGGTACAGTCAAGATCAGTTATAGAGGGGGTTCATTGTAATGTATAGAGTATTATGTGATGAACTGCCTATTTATGATTTACGTGATGAAAACCTTGTTTTGATTGACCCTAAACTTGATTTAGAGGTCAACAAAGCAGGGTCTTTTAGTTTTAAGATGCCACCACAGCACCCACAATATGAATTACCGCAAAAAATGCTGTCATGCATTCAGGTATTTCAGGATGATGAAGAAGTGTTTAATGGCAGAATTACAGAATGTAAGATAGATTTTTATAATCGTAAATATTTTACTTGTGAAGGTCAGCTTGCATATCTGAATGATAGTATACAAAGACCTGCTGAATATCATGATATGACCGTCAGGGGTTATTTAGAATCACTGATTGCATCACATAATAAGCAGGTAAAAAAAGATAGACAGTTCAAGGTTGGTATTGTTACGGTAACAGATAATAATGATTCATTGTACAGGTACACGAATTACAACAGTACCATGAAAGAAATCAAGGAAGATTTGGTTGACGATCTTGGTGGTTATTTACGTGTAAGGAATGTCAATGGAACAGCTTATTTGGACTATATAAGTGATTATGACAATGTAAGTACACAAAGTATTGAGTTTGGTGAAAATCTGCTTGATTTCAGCAGAAATACAGATGTGTCAGATATTGCAACGGTATTTATTCCACTTGGTGCAAAACTGGAAGAAAGTCCAATAGCTGCACTTGAACAGCGGTTGACTATTGAAAGTGTAAATAATGGGTCTGATTCACTTGTGAATTTGGACGCTGTGAAGAAATTTGGTTATATAGCCAAAACTATTACTTGGGATGAAGTTACAACACCAAAAATGTTGTTATATAAGGCAAATAAGTACATTGCTGATTATCAGTGGGATAGTATGACACTGGAAGTAAACGCTGTTGATATGCATTGGACTGATGCAGATGTAGAACAGTTTAAACTTGGTGATAAAATTAAGGCACATTCTTCACTGCATGGACTTGATCGGTATTTCCCATTGTCGAAAATGTCAATACAGCTTAACAATCTATCAAGTAGTAAATTCACACTTGGTACAGTGATAGATAAAAGGCTTACCACAAGATTACAGGAAATTTCAAATACTGCATCAAAGGCAGTTGAAACAATACCTGTACCGTCTGCTATAGTAAAACAGGCGGTTGATCAGGCAACAGCACTGATTACAGCAGCAACACATGGTCATGTGGTTACTACAGCCAACGAACAGTTAATCATGGACACTAACGATGTGAATACTGCCCGGAAGGTTTGGCGGTGGAATCTGAACGGTCTTGGTTATTCAGGTACAGGGTACAACGGAACATATAAGACCGCCATCACAATGGACGGTCAGATTGTCGGTGAACGGTTGGTTGGTGGTTCGGTATCTGCTGAAAAACTTGATATTACTTACAGGAATCAGGTTATAAAAGAAATAGCAGATGCAGAAGAATCAGCAAGATCAGATGCAGAAGATTACACTGACGGTGAGTTGAAAAACTATTATACCAAGAGCGAAGTTGAAACAAGTATTAAAAATACCAAAGATTCTATTTTACTGTCAGCAAAAGAAACCGCAGAACAGTATGTTGACGGTAAACTGAAAAACTATTCAACGTCAGCACAGATCAAGGTAAAGACAGATTCGATTGAATCAGAAGTTAAGAAAAAACTGAACAGTTCAGACCTGTCAACCAAGATTCAGCAAAATTCTTATGCAGTTAAAATTGCATGGAATAGTATCAGTAAATATATTCAATTTGAATATGGTGAAATGCGTATTTATGAGAGTACGACACAAAACAGTAACACACTGTTAATGTCAATGACCTCAACAGGTGCATGGTACTACTATAAAGGTGCAACCATCGGTAAAATCGGTACTAACGGTTGGTCAGGTGATTCAACTTTCAGAGGTCTGATGTTCGACTTACAGAACGGTGCTGACTATATGGGGTGGGGTTATCAGGATTCACCCGGAAGTAACTATTATGTAAAACTCATATATTACGCAAATAACCGAAAAGAAAAACAAGGCTTACACGTAGGTGCAAACACTTATGTGTGGGGGTATTTGAGATTTAATGAAAGTGCAGGATTTTATAATTATTCTGATAAAAGTATTAAACTATGGTCTGATAAAGATGTAAGCATTGGTAGTTCATCATCAACTTGCTGTACATTCACAGGTACATCTTTTCAGATTTACAACAACAGAAGTATTGATTTCTACAGTCCATTAAACTTACATGGTTGGGGCTACACCAATAATTCAGATGTTCGATTGAAAACTAATATCAAGGACACGGCAATCAGAGGTTTGGAAGTGGTGAATGCTATTGACCTTAAGGAATTTGACTGGATTCAGTCCGGTGAACATCAGGCTATAGGAATCATTGCACAGCAGATTCAAAGTTTTGCACCTGAACTTATTTCAGAAGATGCATCTGACGGACACTTGAAACTTAACACAGATAAACTTGTATACTACTGTATTAAAGCTATACAGGAATTATGTGAAAAAGAGGGAATGCGATACAGCAAACCTATTTATAAAGACCCTTACACTTATTTAGAAAAAAAGACGTTCATTGCAAAGATGCCAAGTCAAAAATATTTGGAATCTGAACCTTATGAGCGTGAACCTATTATTTTACCGAAAAGAAGGGAGTAATTACCATGAATGAAAATAATATGCCTTTGTCACTTATGATAGAGAACGCAAAAGGTGCAATGACGGATGCATTTAATCAGATCGTTGAGCAGTCAAACCTTCCGGCTTATTTGTTGGAAGGTATCGTTGCTGATCTTCTGTCTGAAATCCGAAAACAGAAAAACCTTGAATTGGTTTCTGATATGAACAGAATGAAACAGACTGAACACAGTGAACAGGAAGAAAAGAAAGAAGGTGCTGAATAATGGCAAACATACAGCCTTATATTGATCAGATTTTAAATGCAGTATATGGTGAAGAGGTAAGATCGTCTATTGTCAATGCACTTGAAAAAGTAAATGATGATAATAACTCTTACGCTGATCTGAAAAAAGAAGTAATTGCTGCAAAGGATGCGGTTGATAAAGATGTTGATGCAGTACAGCAGAAACTTAATGCTGCAAGTACTGCATTAACTAATTTGCAAAATGCTACAAGTGCAGCTAATACAGCGAAAACCAATTTGCAGAACGCTACGAATACAGCCAATACCGCAAAATCAAATCTGACCAATGCAACAAGTACAGCGAATACCGCAAAAAGTAATGTTGAAGCAGCAACTAATGCTGCAAAAACAGCAATCAGCAATGCCAATGCAGCAAAGACAAATCTTGAAAAAGTAATTACAAGTGCAACAACCACACAGAGTAATTTACAGGGTGTAATTGATAATGCAAATCAGATTAAGGGTCAGTTGGACAGTTCCAACGCTACAGCGGTAACATCAAAGAAAAATCTTGATTCTGCAATTTCTGATGCAAGTGTAGCAAAAAGTCAGCTTCAGGAAGTAATTAACAGTGCAAGTTCAGTTAAAACTTCATTGTCTAATGTCATAAGTACAGCCAATACCGCAAAGTCAAACCTTGATGCATCTGTTGCAACAGCTAATAATGTATTACAGTCACTAAGTGCGGAAAACGCAAGTGCTGCAAGTAATATTGATGAACTGAAAAGTGAAAACTTCAACAGTCAAGAAATTCTTTCAGGTGTGGCAGATATTCGTGCCTATTTGGGTATCACTGCTGATGATATTGTTGGTATTCAGGTCGATTACAAAAATAAAACATTCAAAAGACTTGCCGGAGCAGCCAACCTTACAAAAGGTTCTGATTTTGACAAGTTCACAATGTTTGGTGGTCGTAAACGCTGTAATGTTGCTGATGATGGTTCTATAGTAGCATGGTACGGTGATGCAGATTACAAAGAAGATGGTTCAATGGGGCAGGTAATGGTATATCAGCCAAAGTTCTATTATTTGGTGTGTCCTGTAGAGTATGACCCTATTGATACAGGCATTGGTTACCACTTAAGAAAGGCAAACTATTATGTGTCAGAAAAGCCACGTGCAGGTTTCAGACTTCATCCGGCATTCTACGATGCATCAGGAAATGAAATTGATTACTTCCTTACAAGTGCTTACGAAGGTAGTATTTACGATGCATCAGCAAGTGCATATCTGTTGAATGATGAACAGGTTATGAACACTGGTGAAGATAAGTTTTCATCAATCGCAGGTGCAAGACCTGCATCCGGTTCTTCACAGAACCTTACAAGACCGAATATTGAAGCAATGGCACAGAATCGTGGAACAAACTGGCATGGTGATCTGATTAAACAGGTATCTGCTGAACAGATGCTTATGATCATTGAAATGGGTATGATGAACTTACAGACCGCTATTGCACAGGGTGTTGTTTCCTTACCTTGGACTACAGGAAGTGACACAACAAGTTCATATGCAGCTGCAACCGGAAGTACAGCAAGCCTTGGAAATGGTACAGGTAGGGCAGAGAAAACAACCACTTATGAGGGTGGTGTTGCTAAAGAGTACACGGTTGACGGTAAGACTTCTGTATGTTGGAGAGGTAAAGAAAACTTTTGGGGCAACATTTGGAAATTTGTCTATGGTATCAATATTTGGGGCAATGGAAAAATGGGCGGTGGTCAGCCTTATATTTGTTCTGATTTCAGTTTTGCAGAATCAAAGAACAGTGGAAACTATGAACCTGCCGGATTCACAGTAACAAACGCAAACGGTTATATTTCAGCAATGGGGTATTCAACAGCTTGCGACTGGTTATTTATTGCGTCAGAATGCCTTGGTAACAGTTCATTACCTGTTGGTGATTACACATATATCACTGTCAACTTGAACGGTTACCGTATCACTCTATTGGGCAGTAGTTGGAGTCATGGCGGTAGTGCGGGCGGTTTCTATTGGAATCTGGATAACGGTGTTGGTAATCGTAGTCGGAACATCGGGGGTCGCTTGGTATATATTCCAACACGTGATTCTGCTACTTATACCGCTGCAATCGAAGCATGGAAGCAGAAAATGGCAGCTTAAAATGTAACTTGTAAACTTGATTCATTAGGTTGAAAGAACTTCTGATATTTTCGTTATTTACCTGTAGCGGAAACCATTAAAAAATACAATCACTCAATTAGGCAGTAATTGGAATAATGGCAGTAATGCAGGCAGTTTCTATTGGAATCTGAATAACAGTGTTGGTAATCGTAATCGGAATATCAGGGGTCACTTAATAATTGCAAAACATAGCCGGGTGGAAACATCCGGCTATTTCTATAAACTGTATAGTTCTTTCAACCATGCCACTAGGCAAAAAAGAAAAATAGACGGTGCAGACAACCCAACTGGGAATACCGTCTTACTTACGAACAATAAGGAAAGGTCAACCGTATTTACCGGGCAGTAATGCCGACTGAAATTCGGATAATGCAAATACCAAGGAATGAAACGCTATGATCACTTATATGAAAAGATTTATGACCTTGAAAATTTAAGAAAAGCACACCAACACGCAAAGAAAGGAAAAGGTTGGTACAGAGAAGTTCAGGAGATTGACAAAGAACCTGACAAGTACCTGAAACAGATTCAGGAAATGCTTATCAACCACACTTACAAAACATCTGATTATGAGGTGTTTTATAAACAGGACGGTAAGAAGTTAAGGAAGATTTATAAACTGCCTTATTTCCCTGACAGAATTTGTCAGTGGGCTATCTTACAGGTCATTGAACCCTGTATCATCAATAACTTAACCGCTGATACCTATTCAGCAATACCAAACAGAGGTATACACAAGGGTCTGACAAAATTGCAAACAGCAATGTGGAATGACCCGGAAGAATGCAAGTATTGTTTAAAACTGGACGCAAGACATTATTATCAGTCAATCAACCACGATCTTCTGAAAGAGAAGTATTCAAGAATGTTCAATGATAATGAACTATTGTGGTTATTGAATGAAATCATTGACAGCATTGAAACAGCAGAGATCGAAGACTTATCAGCAATCTATCTGTTGGAAGAAGATATTGACCCTGAAACTGGTATACCGATAGGAAATTACTTATCACAGTATTCAGGCAACTATTATTTTTCAAGTTTTGATCACTGGATAAAAGAACAGAAGCACGTTAAATACTACTTCCGTTATATGGACGATATAGTTATTTTTGGCAAGACGAAAGAAGAACTGATTGCCTTGAAGAAAGAGATTGATATTTATTTCAGGAATGAACTGAAATTGAATATAAAAGGAAACTGGCAGGTGTTCCCATCTTACATAAGAGGTGTTGACTTCTTAGGGTACAGAACATTTTACAAGTATACATTACTTAGAAAAAGCACCTGTTTGGAAATGGAAAAGAAAATGACCGCTATCAGGAACAAAGTAGAAGCCGGGAACATGATGAACTATTCAGAGTGGTGTTCAATCAATTCTTACAAAGGTTGGTTGAAATATGCTGATACTTTCCGGCTATATCAAAAGTATGTTGTACCGCTGTTACCTTATGCGGATGATTATTATATACGCAACATAAAACCAAACACAAAGAAAGGATTGAATGCAGCATGATTGATTATGGAAAACAGAAAAGCACTGTCAGACCGGAAGAACTGGAACTGACAGAAACAAAAGTATTTGTCAGTTCCAATATCACAGAAGTGAACGAAGATGAAACTGACGGACAGCAGGGATTTACCGGATATGAATTTGACCTTATCGAGTATGACAAGGACGAATACATTAAAATTCAGGCAGAAAAGAATGCTGATCTTGAAAATGAAATTACACAGGCACAGATTGCTATGTGTGAAATCTATGAAATGATGGGATAAGAAAGAAGGTGTGAAGTATGGCAAAGATTTATGCATCACTAATCATTAAAGGTGTTAAAACACTGGACGATGTACCGGACAGACTGAAAGAAACTGTCAAGGCTATTTTAGAGGGTGATAACTGATGATACGTCAGTTGATCATAAAAATTCTATTCAGAAAGGATGTGCAGACTATGGCAATTATCTATGCAACCCTGATCATTAAGGGTAAGAAAACATTTGCTGATGTTCCTGATCGTATCAAGGACAAAGTAAAGGAAGTTTTGGTTGATCTTGATTGTCCTGAATTAGCAGAATAATCAACAGACAAGGAAATTATCACATACACGAAAACAACCGCCATATGACGATTATATAACGTCAGAAGCGGTTGTTTTTGCGTACAGAAAGGACAACAGACCATTGGAACAATTTATTTATTCAACGTACACGATTGTTTTACCAATCATTGTCACTGCTCTTATGGGGTATGTGGTTTGGTTGCTGAAAAATCAGAAGAAAGACAGGGACGCAAATAGTAAAGGTACAATGCTTTTACTTAGGGTTCAACTTATTGAATATCACGATAAGTATATGCGATTAGGTGACATTCCATCATACGCTTATGAAAATTTTATGGAAATGTATGATGCTTACCACGCTTTAGGTGGTAATGGGATGATCACAAAAATGATGCATGAAATTGAAGAATTACATTTGAAAAAGAAAGAGGTATAAACATGAAAAATATTAACTGGGTTGTAAGAATTAAAAACAAAGCGTTTTGGGTTGCACTGATTCCTGCTGTACTTCTGTTGATTCAGGTTGTTGCAGCAGTGTTTGGTTATACCCTTGATCTTGGTGATCTTGGTAACAAACTGCTTGATGTGGTTAATGCAGTATTTGCAGTTCTTGTGATTCTTGGTGTTGTAACAGACCCAACAACCAAGGGTATTACTGACAGTGATCAGGCACTTACTTATACAGAACCAAAGAAATAAGAGGTAATCAGCTATGACAAATCAGGAATTTATTGATCAGATTGCAGTGTACATTAAAAAGTACGCTGCAATTTTTGGTATATGCGTACACAGTCCAATCATTGCACAGGCAATCTTAGAGAGTGGGTGGGGCAAGTCAAAACTTGCTGCTACCTATCACAACTATTTTGGTCTTAAGTGCGGTACAAAGTGGACTGGTAAGAGTGTGAACATGAACACACAGGAAGAATATGAACCGGGAGTGTTGACAACGATTGCTGATAATTTCAGGGTCTTTGATTCAATGGAAGAAGGGGTTAAAGGTTACTTTGAATTTATACAGTTATCCCGGTATCAGAATCTTAAGGGAATCACAGACCCTAAGACGTATCTTGAAACAATCAAGGCAGATGGTTATGCAACAAGTTCAGCATACGTTCAGAATAACATGGACTTGGTTGAACAGTACGAACTTACAAAGTATGACAATGAAAAGGGTGATAATATGAGTGACAGACAAAAGCCGGGAAACTGGCTTGCTCAGTATAAAGGAATTGCAGAAGGTAGTGAACAACACAAAGCTATTCTGAAAGTATTTAACGATTCAGGACTTTGTACAAGATATAAAATGACGGTCAATGATGCTTGGTGTGCAACGTCTGTATCAGCAGCTTTTATTGCATCCGGTCTTTCTAACATTTTCCCTTGTGTTGAATGCTCTTGTGAAAACATGATCAACCTTGCTATCAGTGCAGGTATTTGGGTTGAAAATGATGCTTATGTACCTGACGTTGGTGACGTTATCCTGTATGACTGGGATGATAACGGTGTTGGAGATTGTACAGGTTGGAGTGATCATGTTGGTATCGTAGTATCATGTGACGGTTCTACGATCAGAGTCATTGAAGGTAACAAGTCAAACACTGTTGGTTATCGTGATATTGCTGTGAATGGTAAATGCATCAGAGGATTCATCACACCGCATTATGCAGCAGGTGGTTCTACTACACCACAGCCTTCCGGTAAGAAATCAGTTCAGGAAGTAGCTAAAGAAGTATATGCAGGTGAATGGGGTAACAACCCGGAAAGAAAGGAAGCACTGGAAAAAGCCGGGTATGATTATCAGGAAGTTCAGGACGCTGTAAATGCACTTGTAAATGGAAGTACACCGACACCTTCAAAATCTGTACAGGACGTTGCAAAAGAAGTTATCAATGGTCAGTGGGGAAATAACCCTGACCGTCAGAAAAAACTTGAAGCAGCAGGTTACAACTATCAGGAAGTACAGAATGCAGTTAATGCGATCTTAAAAGGAAATGCTGCAACAGACTTGACCGCTATCGCAAAAGAAGTTATTCTTGGTAAGTGGGGTAATGGTCAAGAACGAATTGACCGCCTGAAAGCAGCAGGTTACAGTCCTACAGCTGTACAGAAAAGGGTCAACGAATTAGTATAA